TAGCAGAAAGGTATTAGAAGACCGCCAGGAAGCCTTTAACAACGCTAAGACACCAGATGATATTAGAGATACAAAAGCAGCCTTAGACGAGGCTCAAAGCGATTTTAATCGCATATCTAACGACTTTTATGACAAGAAACAAAATTACGATTTGCACAAAGCAGAGTTTGAAGCAAGAAAAATTGACCAAGAGCAGATTGATGCAATAGAAGATCCGTTTGGTCTTCCTAAAAATCTTTGGACAGATAGTGCCGCATACAAATTTATTACCACGCCTATGAAGCGTGTGTTGATGGATGGCAAAGCAACAACAAGAACAAAAGCTATAGTGCTGGGTATTGCTGGTGATAGCGGAATATTGTTGAATTTGCACAAAAAAGGCTTTCGTGTAGGCCCATCTGTCTATCAGAAGGCTGCGCTGCGCGATGGTGAGTGGGTTCAAGTCTATGATGAGCTGCGGAATATCTATGGCGCAGAATATGGCAAAGGCAAGCAAACATTTTTAGATTATGATATTGGTGCTTTGACGCAAAAAGCAGCTGAAAAAATGAAGGTTCAGCCGCAACAAGTAAGTTTTGCCGACTATGTTACGATGGTAAATAAAAAGCGCATGATGGGGGAGCAAGCTGCTACAGATGCAGAGTCTCGCGCTATGAAGATGTTAGATAATTTTTATGAAAAGTGGGAAGGCCGCCTCAAAGAAAGCGGTTTAATTGCAAATACAGCTTACTTCAAAAAGAAGCGTGACTTGCTTGAGCTAGATATTGTTAAACGCCAAGACATTGTAGAAAGACTTTCTGTTAAAAAAACGCTGTCAAAAAATCAGCAAGAGCGTTTAGAGCTAAACAAAAAAATGGTAGCCAAGCTAAGAACGCAAAAAGAAGACATTGAATTGCAGCTTAAATCTGAACGGGAGTTTAGATTGATGCCAGCAAATGAAGAAAAGTTTCATCCAAGATATTGGAATCAAGAATACATTAAAGCCAATCGTGCTGAGCTGCACAGGATTCTTTCAAGATGGTATATGGAAAATCCGTATGTATTTGTTTTTAATGAAGCTTCTGGCAAATATGTGCGTCAAGCCACAGACCCAAGCCCAGATGCTATTGCTGCAAGAGCAGACAAAACCATTGATAAAATCTTGGGCATTGAAGATGTAAGTGCTGAAGGCAATGCTTTTTATGGTTATGGACGCTCTAAGCATTTCCGGCACAGAGATGTAGACATTCCAAACAAGCTTGTTATTGATTTTATTGAAACAAATCCTGTTGCAGTAATGAAGGCATACACCGCCAAAATTGCGCCACAATATGAATTTGCTACAAAATTTGGCAAGGGCATTGATGATTTGTTAGATGAAGTAGAAGACGAATTGCTGGACATTGGTAAAAGTCGCCTTGAAGTAAATCGTATTTTGCGTGACATTCGCCATTTGAACGACCGTGTTCAAGGCACAGTTAGGCGCAATCCAGATGCTTTGAATTACAAGGCCTCTATTATTCTAAAAGACTTGGCTATGTTGAATTATCTTGGCTCTGCTGGCTTTGCCACGCTGCCGGACTTTGCCAAGATTATGATGGAACATGAGATGGGCACAGTCTGGAAAGCTCTGTTTGGTGTTATGAGCGACAATCGCGTGCGTATGACAACACAAGAAGGACGCATTGCCGGTGAGATTATTGATATTCTTAAAGGTGATGCTCACATGCGCTTCAGCGAAAACATAACAAACAATCCTTTGAACGAAGGTTTAATATCTAAAGCTCGTCAGGGTTTCTTTGCTTTGAATGGCGTTGCCCCGATGACAACAATATTTAAGAAATTGGATGCTATTGCTCGTGGACATACGCTGATTGATTATTCAGTTAAGTTGACAAAAGGACAGGCAACAGAACAAGAAATAGCTTATCTGGCTAGATACAATATTACCCGGCGTGAGGCCGCTGAGATTGCTAATGCTCCATGGGATCAGACAGATGGTGGGCTTTATTTGCCAAATACTCGTGAGTGGACAACAGGCCGCGCTGAAACTTTAGACCGTATTGATGCAAAGAAAGGCATTAAAGATGGTGAAAAGAAAGTATCTGAAGGCACTCTAGAGTCTTTTAGAAGCGCAATGAACAGTGGGATTGGCAACACAGTCTTGATGGGGACACCAGCTGATAAGCCCATTTCTGTTGATGGTGTGTTCTATATACCGATGCACATTGCTCGTCAGTTTGGTATGAAGCAAGACCCTAAATTCAAAGGCTATGCTCGTATTGAGAATGGTATTTTGTCTATGCCGTTCCAGTTCCTGTCATACAGCTTTGCAGCAGCAAACAAAATTACAGCTTCTATTGCACAGGGCCAAGTAAAGAACCGTGCTATTGCCATTGCTGCGGCTATGGGCCTTGGTTATATGGGTATGGAGTTGAAATACAAAGACTGGCAAATGGAGCGTATGACTTTAGATGAAAAGATTGCGCGGTCTTTTGATGCCTCTGGTGTAGCTGCCCTGTATTCAGATTTGTTTTATACATCTATGGGCATAAGCATGGCTCTTGGTGGCCCTGACATTGGTATGGGCTTGATTAAGCCTAAGTTTAAGCAAGAAGAAAACACATTAGACGCGATAACAGGCGTTATGGGTGCTGGGCCAAGTTATGGCGTAGATGTTGGCAGGGGCGTTGCCAAATTTATAGAAGGCGACTATGGTGAGGGAACAGGCGAGCTGCTAAGACGACTGCCTTATGCACAATTATTCTTTCTGAAGGATATAACAAACGAAACAGCCAGAGCTTTTATAGGCGGCAGATACTGAGCATAGTCTACGAGAAAGGTAAGATAGTGCCATGACAATAAACTTAGCAGACAATACGCCTCGCGTTTCATATGCGGTAGCAGAAGGCGTTACACAGACTTCCTTTACAGTCTCGTTTGAATTTTTTGATGACGGGGATTTGAATGTCTATGTTGATGGAACTCTTAAAACTCTCACTACAGATTACACTGTATCTGGCGGCGATGGGTCTACTGGCACTGTTAGTATATCTGTTACTGGTGCTAGCGGTGGCTCTACTGTAGTTATTACAAGGGATATTGCCCTTGAAAGAACAACTGATTTTCCTGCTTCTGGAGCGTTTCAGATTGGTTCTCTAAACACAGAGCTAGACCGACTGACTGCTATTGCTTCTGACCTTGATGACAAAGCCTCTCGCTCTTTGCAGCTCACAGATTATGATACAGCTGTTTCTTTGGTTCTGCCTGATGTTGACACACGCAAAGGCAAAACGCTGGCATTTAACGCCACTACTGGCGCAGTAGAGTCTGGCCCAAGCATATCAGATGTTCAGACAGTTTCTGCTGCTGCTGCCGATATTGCTACTCTGGCAGACATTGAAGATGGAACTGACGCTACAGATGCTATTCAGACTGTAGCTGGCATATCATCCAATGTAACGACCGTTGCCGGAATTTCAGCAAATGTAACTACTGTTGCTGGCATTAGCGCAGATGTTACTAGCGTGGCTGCTGACGCTACAGATATTGGAACCGTGGCGACAAACATTAGCAGCGTCAATACTGTGGCCACCAACATCGCTGATGTGATTACAGTTGCTAATGATTTGAATGAAGCAATCTCCGAAGTAGAGACTGTTGCTAATGATTTGAATGAAGCTGTCTCTGAGATTGATACTGTTGCTGGTAGCATCTCCAATGTTGATACTGTAGGCACAAACATTGCCGATGTGTCCACAGTAGCTGGAATTAGCGCAAATGTAACTACTGTAGCAGGCGTATCTGCAAATGTCACAACAGTTGCCGGAATATCAGGCAATGTCACTACAGTTGCTGGTATATCTTCTGATGTAAGCACAGTTGCTGCCGATGGCACAGATATTGGGACTGTGGCTGGCAGCATTTCAAATGTAAATACAGTAGCTGCTGCCGATTCAAACATCACTACAATAGTTGGACAGATTACGCCAACAAACAATATAGCTACAGTAGCTGGTGATTCTGCAAATATTGGAACTGTTGCAGGGATTTCTTCTAATGTCACAACAGTTGCTGGTGTTAGCTCAAATGTAACCACGGTTGCTGGCGTATCTGCCGATGTTACTACGGTAGCTGGTCAAATATCTCCAACCAACAATGTTGGAACAGTCGCTGGTATATCATCTGATGTTACTACAGCAGCTGGAATATCTGCCAATATTACTACAGTTGCTGGGATATCTAGCAATGTTACGACAGTGGCTGGTATCTCTGGCAATGTTACTACAGTAGCTGGAATTAGCAGCGATGTTACCGCAGTAGCCGCAGATGCGACAGACATTGGCACAGTGGCCACAGACATTACCAATGTAAATACGGTTGCCACAAACATCAGTGGCGTGAACAGCTTTGCAGAACGCTATCGTGTTGCTTCTTCTGATCCAGCTACTAGCCTTGATGCTGGTGATTTGGCCTTCAACACTACAGCTTCACAGCTTAAATACTATGATGGCTCTGCTTGGCAAGGTATTGCACCGGGGATTGCTTCCGTATCGGCTGACGCAACCCCAAGCCTTGGCGGCGACCTTGATACCAATGGCAACGACATCAACTTTGGCGACAACGACAAGGCTCAGTTTGGTGCTAGCAATGACTTGCAGATTTACCATGATGGGTCTGGGTCATACATCTCTGACCAAGGCGTAGGGCCGCTAAATCTTTTGTCTGGTGGCATTAGGTTGAAGGATACCACAGATACGGAAACTATGCTTGTTGCAAATGCAAACGGGGCAGTAACTGTATATTACGACAACGCACCCAAGTTTGCCACTACCGACACAGGCATCGATGTAACTGGCAACGCTAATGCCGACAGCTTTACTATTGACACAGGCACTAGTGATTGGAAGGTTGAAGTCGTATCTAATGAACTGGTTATTAGCTACGGCGGGGTTGGCAAGATGAAACTAGATTCATCTGGCAATTTAACTGTAACTGGCGATGTAATCTCAGAAGGAACAATCTAATGGCTTTTAAGGTAGGCGCAACAACTGTCGTTGATGACACTGGTAAAGTATCTGCTGAGCAGATTGATATTACAAACGCCACTGCTGAAACATCATTTCAAGGCGCAGATGAGGTTCTTGTTTATGACAGCAGTGCTTCTGTAATACGCAAAGGCACAATAACAAATGCTGCACTGCAAGGCCCAACAGGATCGACAGGTCCAACAGGTGCAACTGGCCCTACTGGTGCAACAGGGCCAACAGGTGGGATAGGCCCAACAGGCCCGACAGGCCCAGCGGGTTCTGATGGTGCTGATGGTGCTGCTGGTCCTCCGGGTCCAACTGGCCCTACAGGGGGAACTGGACCAACTGGACCGACTGGCCCTGCGGGTTCTGCTGGCCCTCCGGGTCCGACAGGTCCAACCGGACCAACGGGTCCAACCGGCCCTACTGGCCCGTCAGGAACACCTGTATCACCTATAAGTAATGTTGGGTCATATATCATGGGCTATCAGGATGGGGGTGCTAGCCAGAATTCAGGAGGAACTTTTGCGGGGACTGGTGTATCTTACGCAAACGCTAATGGACAATTTCAGGGCTACCCGAACACGGGAACTTGGAGGATTCATGGAGTTACTCGCACAGCAATTGCTCAACAAAGAGTCACTGTATGGCATAGGATTAGTTAAATGAACATTACATATACAAACGCAAGAAATCCAAAATGGGCAGATGCTGCTCAAACCATGATTGATATAGAAGTCAACTTCAACCATATTAGCGATGAAGAATATTCACCATTTACAGCTAATCCATTAGATGTAGAGTCTCACGGGATTGAAATTTACAATCGTGCAGTGGCTGGTGATTTTGGCCCAGTCGCTGACTATATACCACCAGCAGACATTGTTGGTGAGGATGCTATGACAAGACTTAGAGAAGAACGCAATTCTTTGCTTACAGCAAGCGATTGGATGGTTCTGCCTGACCGGACATCTAGTGCAGAACAACTGGCTTACCGACAGGCTTTGCGCGATTTACCTGCCAACTATCCTAATGCTTACCGGACTTGGGATGAAACATCCCGCCGTTACATTTGGGCTAATGTTACTTGGCCTACAATATGAGTGCTTTATGAAAAATTTTAGTTATGAATACTGTGAAGAAAAAGACATCATCTATTTAAGTAACATAGATTGTAACCAGTTAATTAACGAGTATTCTTTATTAAAGGACAAACTGGAGGGAGCAGACAAAACATATTCTGCAAATGATAGCTATGGCAATAGACTAAAAGAAAACAGGGGAATTTTTTTGGTGGATGTTTATGCGCCACAATATTCTTTCATGTCTCCGGCTGGCAGGATTTTTGAAAAAATATTTAAAGAAATAAGCGGACAAATTTTCCCCATAAGAAGTGCAATGAACTATTTTAAATCCAGTGAAGGAATTAATGTTCTGTTAAGCGAATATAAAAAAGGAAATTATTACAAACCTCACAGAGATATTTCGTCATTGACAATGCTTATCTGGCCTATGCCTAAAACATTTACTGGTGGCGATTTAGTGCTTGTTGACTTTAATCACAAAATTTCTTGTGAGCAAGGGACGGGTGTAATATTTCCAAGCCACTATCTCCATGAATCAGAAGAAATTATATGTGATAATGAAACTGACGCAAAAGTAACCTATACAGCGTTTGTTTAGTAAAGCATTTTGATTATAAGGATTTGTAAATGAGACCAATGTGGCAATTCTGGGATAGTGCTATTTCAGAAGAAACTATTGATAAGATGATTTCTACTTGTCAGAAATATAAAAAACAAACAGCCGGTGTTTCTGATAAAGGAACCATAAATAAAGAACATAGGCGTTCCGAAGTAAGATGGATAACTGACCCTGAAATTAGAAGAACTCTATGGGCCTTTGCATTGGAAGCAAACAGAAGTGCTTTTGGTTTTAACATAACAGAATACTGCGAAGCGCAATACACTGAATACTATGGCACAAATGAAGGTCACTATGATTGGCACATGGATACTATGTGGGACAAAGATATGGCCTTTGATAGAAAGCTATCTTTAACTATTCAGCTTTCTTCTCCAGAAGAATATGTAGGCGGAGAGTTTGAATTTTCAGAAGTTGAGCAGCTTCCGAAAGAAAATAAAAACAAAGGTTCAGTAGTTGTGTTCCCTAGCTATCTGTATCACAGGGTAAAGCCTGTTACTGAGGGAACTAGAAAATCTTTGGTCGCTTGGTTTGAAGGACCACGTTGGAGATAGGAGCTAGCAATGAGCAAACCAACAGTTACATCAGTCAAGGGCCAGATAGACACACATGAGGCTGTGTGCGCTGAACGCTGGCGTGAGACTATTACCCGCATCAAGCGGCTTGAG